AGAAGCTGCTGAAAAATATGCAGAAATTTACAGATGTCCAGCAACCAATGATAATGAGTATTGCAAACACGATATAATATCAGCAATAAATTTTGGTGCTAAATGGCAAGCAGAAAGAATGTATAGTGAAGAAGAAGTAATTGAATTATTACAAAAAGCTCTTACACATCAAGATGATGGGGAAATAGGTAGTTTAGTTACAGCTCAAGGTGAAATAAGACCTGCTAACTTTTTTAATTGGTTTGAAAGATTTAAAAATAAATAATATGACAGCAGTAGAAAAAGCAAAAGAGTTATGTAATAAATTTAGTTGGGAAAAAACACAAGACGGTTATAAAATGTTTCAAACAGTAGATGAAACTAAAAGATGTGCATTAATAGCAGTTGATGAGATTTACAATCTATGTTGGAATGGAAATTTAAAAGCAAAAGAGTATTGGTTTGAAGTAAAACAAGAAATAGAAAAACTATAATAAAAAAGCCTCTACATTACGCAGAGGCTTTTTATTTTCTAATTTGCCAACCATTGATAGGTTAAACCGCTTTTAGGCATTACCATATTCAATCCCGTAGCTAATCTAGTGGTTACACTTGAACTGCTACTTGTACCTAAACGTAAACCGTAAGGTGAATATAAATTCCAATTACCATTACCTAAAGATAAATTATTAAATACCGTTGTGTAAGGTGTTGCATTAGGTCGAGTAGTTTGCAACCCTCTCAAGCCTATTTGAGAACCTCTAGTGGAATTAATCGCTTGACCTGTACAATTATTGCCAAACATAATTTGCAACGTTGTACCGTTAGCTTTTAAAATCATTTGAAATGTAAATCTAACAAGCGGAGCTGTTACAAAAGCTACATCCGTAAACTCAAAAACCATATCGCTATTAGCATTTTGACCGTAACTAATTTCAGGAGTTCCAACACTCGCTGCAATGATTTGATTTCCTAAACCACTAAACACATAGTTCGATGGCATTTCACTTGAAGATATTGGACTAAAGATTGTTGCTTTAGATGGTGCTGAACCGAAAGCAATAAACCCATTGTTTGATAAAAATACTTTACTTTGTGGAATACCACCGTAAAGAGTAAAATTAAATGGTAATGTTATCTCACTTGAAATAGCATCGGTGCTGATTTGTGTTCCGCTTTGGAATACCGTTTTGTTTGTTAGTGGTACATAAGTACCGTTCCCTACTGAAAAATTGTAATTCATTTTTTTATTTTTTAATTGTTACTTTTTGATAAAAACATACTCATTTTTATACTCATTTGGGATTTTAAGTATTTGCTTAACTCTCCAAACACCATTGCAAAACTCTGAATTAGTAGGTTTTTCAACTTTTGCAACATTTACAATACTATTTTCGTACTGGCGCAACTCTATAAAGTTGGTATTTTCTTTTAAGTTTACGTGCGATATTCTCATAACTTTTTATATCTGTAAATTAAAAATACAACTACCGCAATTATAAAATACAACCACCAAAAAGACAAAATTAAAGTGCTATAATTAAACTGCTCTTTGTAAACTATCTTTGCGCTTTGAACCTTTTGTACTTCAATCTCGTGTGTAAGCGAATCTACCACGATTTTAGACACAGTTTTTTCATTTACAACAATAGTATTGTCTTTTCTTTTTTTCTTGCTTATACGAGCGTTTTTGTACTTTGTAACTTTACCCTCGTTATTTATTATTTCAATGGGTTGTGTACTGTCGACTGCTTCGATTACAATTTCTTCTGTTTCAACATCAAATTTAATGGATGTGCTATCTTTGGAAACGCTATCAGTTCTTACTACTGCAACTGTTTTGGAAATGCTATCTGTTTTGGTAACTTCTTTGTTTACGTTTCGTGAACCACAAGAAGTAAGTAATAATAAAGCAATAGATAGTATTATAGTTATTTTTCTTGTTTCACATCCCATTTTATGTATACCATCTGTTTGATGACATTTAGTACAGTAATTACTTTGTACGCATTTAGGATATGCACAATGTTCTAAATTACACATTTCGCCTTCACGTTTAACTCCACGAAGTTTACATTTCATAGCATCAATACCATTAGGGTAAAAATGAGAACAGTTTACTTCATCATCTTCGGGAGAAAAACTTACATAACTTTGTCGATTTGGAGTTGGTATAGCAGTAAACCTATAACAATAGTCTTTCGAGGGGCATAGTGCATTATCACACATTGAGATATCAGGCATTTTGTTTAAATTTTAGTTTTAAAATATTTCTCATTACGTTATTTACGCTTTCTTTATTTACTCCTTTTGATAAATTCCATTTCATTATCCTGTTAATTCTATATTCGGGTGTATGTTTCATAATTAAAATAAATTTGTAATTCTCATTATCTGTCCGTGTTTTTTGTGGTGTACAAAACCCTCAACTGCTTTTGGTGCGTGTTCGTAACCGTTTCTATGATGCCAACTATCAGTACCGCTTGGAGTTCGTAATGCTTCAACACAAACACTCATATAATCTTTACTTATTTTGTGGTGAAAGTGATGTATATAAAAGTATTTATGTTTGCATTTAACCCAGTCTTTGCTTTCGTGAGCCATTAGCATAGGTAAGTCTTGTTGCTTTGCTCCATCACCGTGAGAAGTTCCTATTAAATTTTCTCCATAAACAAAGTACTTACGATGCGATATACTACAATCAAACTTTACATTTTCGCAGTTTCTAAAATGCGTTTCGATAACTTGTGCTAAAAAGAAACCGTTTGTATAATCGTGATTGCTTGGATTAAAAACTACTTCTACATCGGCAACACAAATTAGCTTTTCAATAATATCTACATACAACTGTTTTGCTATTAAAAAATTACTATGCCACATTCCATCTGTATCTTGTGGTGTTCCACTTGTGGTTGTTCGTTTGGGGTTATCAATGTGTAAAATATCATTACCTATAACAAAAAGTATTTTATCAATATTCAAACTACTTACTTTGTCAAGTATTCCATTTACACCACTTAAAACCCTTTGTACTGCTATTTGGTTATTATAACTTTCGCCAACTTCAAACGCACTGCATAACTTCCCTATATGTATGTCGGCTGGGTCTATAACTAACAAATGAGCCTCTTTTTGCTTTTCCCTTTGATAAGTGTTGTATTTTGGAGAATAGTCTTTTAAATCGGCTAAAAATGATTTATGTAATTCTTCAATTTCCTTTTCAACGTTTACACCTTTTATAGGTTCGGTAATTACCCATTGTTGTTTTGTGGAAACGTTTGTACTAACTCGTTTTATTATATGATTGTCAGGTATATCTATTAAAGCATCAGGAACTAGCTTTTCAATTTTCGATATTACTTCGCCATCTTTATTTAATGTTCTTTTAATCTCTTTAAAATTAGAATTGTGAAAATCTCTAATTTTATCTAATTGTATTATTTGAATATCGGTTAAATGATATTTTGGAAATCCTGCTTTATAATTTTCTTTAGATTTTACTTCAAATCCTAACGCTATTGCTTCGTGTGGTTTAAGTCTAATTCGCATAAATATTTAGTTTAGTTTTTCAAATGTATAAAAAAAGTAGTGAGAAACACTACTTTAATTTACTATTTATTATCGTTATAAATTATAAAGTAGTGAAATACAACGCACTTTCTTTAATTCTTCTAGTTGTTAAACCAGCTAATGTAACACCTCCGCCTTTATTCCATTTCAAAAATTCCTTTGCTATCATTGCATCGTTTGGGTTTACATTTACTTTTTTTAATAGAGTAGAAGAAGCTAAAGCGCCACTTCCAACATTGTATGCAAATGAAACCAATGCGTTAAATTGATTTTGTGTAAGTGGTTTATGTACTAAATTATCAACTTTTGAAGCATAACGGTCAGCACTTACTTTTAGTAAATCTTCTGCACGTTGTTTGGTTATTGGAGCATCTGACATTTGCACTTTTACGTTATTCTCGTAGTAAGTATTTCCAAACCCTATTGTTGGAACTCCAGCAGAACACTTATACGGTTTCAAACTCAACCCCTCAAATGATTTTATCAGCTCATAGCCTCGTGAATTTAGTTTCATTTCGCTGCTTTTTTATGTTTATCAAAATCCTGTTTTAACTTTTCGTAAAGAGCCTCTAAACTATTGTATTTCTCTAATAATTCTCGGTGTAACTTTTCCCAATTTTGAGATTGCTCAACTTCACGAGCATAAGCAAGTTGAATAGAATTAAACTGCTCCTGCATACTTGTTGCTTGTTTTCTTAACTCGTCAATTTGTGTTCTTAAATATTCTCTTTCGCTTTTAAATTCTAATATGATAGCATCTTTATCAACTTTTAAAGCCTCTTTATCTTTGTTCGCTTGGTCTAATAAACTTTCGTATAACTCACGAACTTTAACAGCGTAATCAACTTCGGCTGTTTCAATCTCTACATTACCTTTTTGTAGTTGTTGATTTTTTTCTTGTCTACCTCCTAAAAAATACATTATTGGTGCTGAAAGAAAACCCATTAATGTCAACCAATTATCTGCTAAAAAATTCATATTTATTTATTATATTTTGTGAAAAAACACATTGTAAAATTCTCTTTATAACTAACTCCAATCCATTCGTAAATTGGATTACTCATACTTTTTTTATGGGTTGGACTTTCCATATACGCTTGGAACACATATTGCGCAGAGTTTTTAGGGCATTGTTGAATTATCTCGCCACAAAAATCAGCCTTGCTTTGTTCAAATCTTTTAGTATAATTATAATGACTAGCTTTGTTTACTTCGGTCATATAGTCCACGTGTTGCTCTGCAATTACACAAGCCAACCGTTCCACTTTTAACTCGCAAACTCGAATTGATTTTCTGTATTCGTTAATCAATTTTACAAGTTCAAATTCATTTTGATTTACATACTCATATCCAACAGGCATATAAACAACTTTAGTAGCAACTTCTTTGTTTTTGTTCATTAAATACACATATCCAATAACTGCTAAAATAGACACGATTAAACCGTAAGTGGTAATAAGTGTTAAGTCTTTGTAGAAACTAGCTAAAACGCCTCCTATTGCACCACCGATAGCAGTGTAAACAATATCGTTTATATTTCCTTGAATTTTAAATATCCGATTTTGAAATAACTCCCAAGCACCCCCGATAAAAACTAAAGCTAAAGTGCTAAACATAAAGCCCAAAAACCAACCGTATTGATTAACAGTATAAACATCGGTTAAGTTTAGAATACAATACCCTAAAATAATTCCAATAAAAACGTGAGCAATATTGCCTATTTGATTAAAGTTCATCTTGTAGGTTGTATTGGTTAATTTCTTCTTGCGTTGCGCCCTCAATCCAAACTAAATCGAATTTAGGTTTTACAAAAAATTCTGTCCTTAAAACCGTTGTGTGATTTTCGCTTGGTGCTTGTTCTAAATGAACCCCAAATAACTCAAAATTGTTGTCGTCTAAAATTGTATAAAACATTATTTGCTAGATTTTAAATTGATTGCACGTTGTGTAACTGTATCAGCTACGTTGTTTAATGATACCGTAGTGATTAAATAATAGGCACTTCCTAAAGTTAATGTTGTAGTTGATTGTGCTTGTGTTGCAATTTCATCTGTAACAGCGTTTGCGCTAAATAATATTCCTCTTAAAACACTTGATGCATTGATTGAAAAATCACGTTTAAAGCAAGGTAAACTTTGAGTTGAAGTAATTGTTGCCATTGCTATTTTAACAGCACCACTTAAAGAATTTGAAGTCGTATTTAAATAAATTGAAACAGTTGCGTTGGTTGTTCCTGTTCTTGAGTATGTGCTTATAAAGTTTAAAAAACTATTTATTTTCATATCATTAGCAGTAATTGCTTG